TGATGGGGGCGAACTAGGATCGACAGGTGTGTAGAGATGAGAGTAGATTACCGTGTTGACCTACGATATTCGGTCGAACAAAACTAAACGCAAACGATAACTTTGCACCTGAGTTTGCTCTAGCAGCATGATCAGCGGGGTATGGGTTCCACCTTGTTACCAAACGGGCCCAAAGTCATAGTAAAAGGATTTAATAAATGACAAAGTTTTTATTCGGAGCCGCTTCGGCGGTTTTTTTATGTTCGTCTGCAATGGCAGAAGGCATTAAAGGTTATGTAGATGGCCAAGTTGAGTATAGTGTAGAAAATGAAAATTTTACATCTGAACTGGGATATACAATGGCACTTCCACAAGGATTTGTTTTGCGTCCATGGGCAGACTTCTCATATGATTCTAATGTAGCATCAGACACAATTAATTTTGATGGTGTTAACTTAGGTATTTCATATGCAGTGTCTCCACAACTTTCACTTTTCAGTAATATTGAAGCGAGTGAAGAGTTTGAATATGAAGATGCAAAAGTAGGAATTAATTTTACATTCTAATTTTTGTACTATATAATAAAGGTGGTAACTTCCTATAAAGTTGCTAATTACACACATCACACAAAAAAGGAGAAATATGATGAGTAATAAAAATCCATTTGAAATTAGACTAGAAGTTTTAAAAATGGCAAAAGATATGTCTGAACAAAGTTACCATATGGCAATGGATACATATTGGCAAACTTTGAATGCGACTGCAGAGACATGGAACAAAAGTGTTGAGGAATTGGTTCAGCATACACAACACATGAAACCAGAAATGCCTGCCCCTCAAGACATCATGAAAAAGGCTCAAGAGTTGTATACTTTTATTTCAACTAAAGAGTAATTTTAATGGGGGGTGCAACGCCCCCCATTTTTTAAAAATGCGTGAAACGCAACGTTGTAGAGATGGTTAGAGATATATAATGATAGAGGTAATTTAACCTCTTTAAACCTTAACCAATGGAATGCTATTGTGAAAAATAAATTCACGCAAGAACTTATTATGGAGAAACAATAAATTATGCCAAGATATGATTTTAAATGTAATAATTGTGAACATGAATATGAAGTTTGGTGCCGTATTGCTGAAAGAGAAGAACATTTAAATGGCTCTTGTCCCAACTGTAGTGTTGCAGGAAAAATCCAACAATTTCTTACTGGTGCTCCAAGTATTGGAGATCCTATTCGCATGGGCAAACAAAAAGTTCCACAATCATTTAAGGAGAATGTACTAGATAGAGTGGCAAAGGTGCCGGGAGCAGTTAAAACAGAGTCTAAATTTAATATGTAATTTTTCACCGTAGATTCCGACTTTCAGAGGAGTCTCATTAGTGAGTAGAAAAGCTAGAAAGACAAAATCAAACAGTAATAGTAGATTAATAGGGATTGACGCACGAACACAACTTAAAAAAATTACACCAATAACACCGGCACAAGAAGAAGTATTTGATGCCTTTTATGAAGATCATTTGTTTCTTCATGGAGTTGCAGGGACAGGAAAAACATATATTTCTTTATACCTTGCACTAGATGAATTAATGAACAAATCTTCTAGTTATAGAGATATACAAATTATTAGAAGTGTTGTTCCGACAAGGGATATGGGTTTTCTGCCCGGCTCGGAAAAACAAAAACTTCAATCATATGAAACCCCATATAGAACCATAGTAAACGAATTATTTGAATGTGGCAGCGCATACGAAAGTTTACGAAAAACTTCCCTCATAAATTTTAACTCGACATCTTACATAAGAGGTATGACCTTTTATGATAGTATTATTATTGTGGATGAATGCCAGAACATGAATTTTCATGAACTTGATTCTGTCATAACTAGAATAGGAGACAACTGTAAAATAATTTTCTGTGGAGACTTTAGACAGTCAGACTTTAAATGGAAAGATGAAAAAAATGGAATACTTGATTTTATGAGAATCATAAAAAGTATGGATCGTTTTTCTTTCATTGAGTTTATGCAACAAGATATTGTCAGAAGTCCTTTGGTAAAGTCCTACATAATTAATAAATTAGAATTAGGTTTTGCCTAAAGGAGACTCCAAATGAAAAACATAATCGAAGCAAAAGATATTTTTTCTGCTAAAGTAAAATCTAAAAGTAATAACTTAGAAGATATAAAGTCGTTTATTAACTTAGGTGGTATGGATGAAGATTATGATGAGTCTATTGGAATGACAAATGAACTTCTTGATGAATTTGTTTATATTATGACAGATGAGTATGGATTTGATTTGAGTAATAAAGCTCTTGTTGATGATTTAAGTTTTCTAGGGATTATACTGCAGGCCATAATGGATAGACATTATGGTATTGAAAATGCAATGATAGAGAATATTGATGAGGCGATAGAAGAAATTAAGTCGAGACATGAAAAAGAAGAAGTTTCATAAAACTGCTTGACATGTCGAAGGATATTTGATATACTTTAATAAATTTGGAGTAATTTATGTTTAAACATGTTGAATTGGATTTGCCTGAATTTTCACTTCGAAGTGAAACCCTTAAGTCTGGGACTAGGTATTACTATGATGAAAATGGTAACAAATATCCTTCGATAACAACTGTCATATCACATTTTTCTAAAAAATCCATAATGGAGTGGAGAAAACGTGTAGGCGAAAAAGAAGCCAATAAAATCACTACCCAGGCTGCGAGGAGAGGAACTTCTATTCATCAGTTGTGTGAAGATTATATAAATAACATAGAAATAGATTATAATAAACTCATGCCGAATGATATAGAGATGTTTTTTACATTGAAAAAAACTCTCGATACTAGATTAGATGATGTATATGTTCAAGAGTGGCCAATGTATTCTGAACATTTAGGAATTGCAGGAAAATGTGATTGTATTGCATATTTTGATGGTAAACTTTCTATAATTGATTTTAAAACATCAAGAAAGTCAATGCATCCAAATAAATTAGAGAACTACTTTAGACAGGCATCTGGTTATGCTGTTATGTTTGAAGAGCGAACAAAAATTCCTATAAATAATCTAGTAATCATTGCGGCTATTGATGACCAGAAAGATGCAGAAGTTTATACTTCTAAGCGTGATAGTCATATCAATGGGTTAATAGAAATGATAACAGAATATAAAGCACAATTGTAGGAAATAAAAAACATGGTTCAATATCTAAAAAGTAGTGCAAGAAGATATGTAGGAGTCCCAGACTATTTGGGAGTGATGTATGATTACAACACAAGAACAAGAGCGGGACATTTGTTTGTCGGCGGTTTTAAAAGAAAGTCTGGAATTCGACCCAACGATATCGTACTATTTGATGGAAATATAATTTTACCAGCGACCAACAATTATAGAGAAAAGGTTTTTTCGGTAAATCCTGCAACCACTATTAAATTTGAATATGAAAAAACAAATACTTTAGATCGAGTTAAATGTGGTATAATTCCATTAGATGAACCCGAAATTGGTGAAAGTATTAGTACTGCAAATAATTCCACTCATATATATCAAAATAACACTGCCCAAGAACAAAGTATAAAAATATATTGTGATTATAAAGCAGCCGTGGATTCTAAGTTGAGATTTAGAATCACAGAAGTAGTCTCTGATAATACTCCTGTTCGCAGTACGGAACTTTACACTAAAGGTAATTTATGTCCTGGCGCTCCACTTGGATGGCAAAGAATATTAAGATGGGATATTGATAAGATTCCAGCTTTAGGATTCTCTTTGTCAGTGGGAAAGGAACTTGGTGAAAACGAGTTTATTTTCAGAGACTTTATAAATTCACAAAATAGTTATTTTAAGGTTTTGCCCAATTATTTTTCAAAACAAGGGTCTAAAGTAGACTGCAGGGCAGACATAACTTTCGAAACGGAAGATGTAAGTGCTATGAATTTAGACCCAGTAGCACAAGTTGAAATCACAAGCATTATAGGGAGAATGTAATATGATAAATTGGATTAAAGATAGATTAGCTGAAAGAACATCATGGGATGGTGGCGCACTTATTGCAATGGGTGTTGTTGCACTGCTCTTTGATGGTTTGATTACATGGGCTGCATACGCAGCGATTGTCTACGGTCTTTGGACTATCTGGAAATCAGAATAAACTATTGACAAATTTTACGTTATAGCGTATATTATACGATGTAACGTAAATCTAAGGAGAATTTAATATAATGTTGAAACTTAAGAGTTCAAAAGAATTTAGTGATGAGATAGAAAAACAAGTTTCTAAATTAAACAGTTCATATATTGATACAATCACATACTATTGTGAGAAGAACAATTTAGAAATAGAAAATGTAGTTTCTCTTTTGAGTCCTTTCATAAAAGAAAAAATTAAATACGAGGCAGAAGGACTGAACATGGTTCAGAAGTCTACAGAAAAATTGCCTCTATGATTACCATGTCTGGAAAGAAGATAGATGACTTTGAGGCTTTTAAAATTTATCTTGCAATGAAAAGTCATTTTAATAGTGAGTATGATTTTATAAAGTACAAAGGAAAAGTTTCCCCAAAGAAAGAAACCTATTATAACAGGAGAGACAGAAGAACTTTCGAAGAACTTTCCAGAAGGTTTGATAAAAAAAGTTTGGAAGAATTTTTACTTGCATTGTTCTTGAATGTAACAGAAAATGGTAATCTTGCTATTTCTCGTAATGAGTTTATGTGGACAGGAAATCTTTTAGATAAAGAATCTTACGACACATATAAAAATTGGAAGAAAAGAATTCAAAGTATAAAGTATACTTTTACTAATGATTGTCATGTGTTGTTTACAAGGGCGTCTGAAGAAAATATGGAATTCAATTCTATATTTAAATCTATTGACAATGACTACCCATTTATTGTATTCTTAGAAAAACGTGGAGAACTTTCATTAGAAACGTTAATTATCTTTGAAAAGATTTTTACTTTCATAGATAAGGTCAAAATAAATGATACAACTTATTGGCCTATATATACTAAGAAAGTAAAAGACTATATGTCTTTCTTGGACATAGATGTTAATTATTATGTTAATGTTCTTAGGGACATATTGATTGATGATTATTATGAAGATTATGGTCAATTAATTAAAAAAACTAGTTGACAACTCTTGGATAATATAGTATATTAGTAAAAATACAAAACGCATATAACGTATAAAGGAGAAAATTTATGTCTTTTGCAAACCTTAAAAAAGGTCGCTCTAACTTTGCCCGTCTTGCGGAAGAGTTGGAAAAAACCCAATCCCCACAACAAACCACATCAAATATCGATGATCGATTTTGGAAACCAACTATTGGTAAGGATGGTAACAGTTATGCTGTAATTCGTTTCCTTCCCCCTGCAGATGGTGAAGATATTCCTTGGGTTCGTGTGTTTAATCATGGATTTAAAGGCCCAGGCGGTTGGTTGATTGATAACTGTCTTACTACAATCAACAAACAGTGTCCTGTTTGTGAGTCTAATACTGAACTATGGAATACTGGTTCACAAGACAATCAAAACCT